GCTTGAGATTGATTTGGTACAAAGAGAAATCAATTCCATGAACACAGCTATTTCTGACCTTCAGAAAGAGATAGAAGACAAGTCTATTGTAAACGATAAATTGAAAAAGCTAAATCAATTTGAAACACAGATTGAAACCAACTTATCAAAGTATCGTAAAGATGTAAACTTTTTCCTAAATAATGATGATTGCCCAACTTGTCGCCAAAGCATACAGTTGGAATTTAAAGAAAAACAAATAACAGATTTGAATGATAAAGTTGAAAAGTGTACTCACGGGTTAACAAAACTTGAATCTGACATTCTAGTACAACAAAATCGGCTAAATGATATTACAAAAATTTCTAATGCTATTCAAGTCAAATGGGTTGCTGTTGCATCCAACAATTCAACCATCATTGAATTGAATAAGTACATAGGAAAATTGCAGAAAGAGATAGGAGTATTGTCATCATCCAAGGAAAACTTGTCCTCGGAGACCAATAAACTTCTCGCATTGCAAACACAATTAGCAGAGTTAGAATCCAAAAAGAAATCGTTAATAGAAGAAAAGACATATCTTGAAGCGGCCTCTCTGTTGTTAAAAGATACTGGAATCAAAACAAAAATCATTAAGCAATATTTGCCTATCATAAACAAGATGGTAAATAAGTATCTAGCATCGCTGGATTTCTTTGTGAATTTTAATCTTGATGAATCGTTCAAAGAAACAATCAAGTCACGCCATCGTGATGAATTCAGTTATGCATCGTTTAGTGAAGGCGAGAAACAGAGAATTGATATGGCACTTATGTTGACATGGAGAGCGGTAGCAAAACTTAAGAATTCTACGAATACCAATTTGTTGATTCTAGATGAAGTGTTTGATAGTAGCCTAGATAATAATGGAACTGAGTACTTGATGACAATTCTACAGATGCTTGAAGATGTGAATCTGTTTGTGATATCACACAAGGGTGACATACTGCAAGATAAGTTCCGAAACTTAATTCGGTTTGAGAAGGTAAATAATTTTTCAAGGATAGTAAAATGAATGATGATGATATTTTAGTTATTAATACGGAGTCTAAATCTCCAACCAAAGTTTTGGAAGAAAAGATTCTTCCGTTGTCTATTTTAACGGAAGGTCATCCGTTACTAAGAACACCAGTTGAAGACTTTGATATGTCTCAAATTATGCAACCAGAGATTCAAAAATTTATCAAACAATTGAAGTTGACAATGCATACCTATAATGGTGTTGGGTTGTCAGCTAATCAATGTGGATTTAAATTTAGAATGTTTGTGATTGGTACAGACCAATTTCAAATGGTTTGCGTCAATCCAAAAATCATTGATGTTGATGGTGATCCAAAACTAATGCGTGAAGGTTGCTTGTCGTATCCAGCATTGTTTGTTGGTGTACCTAGATATGAAGGTGTTCTTGTAAATTACTATGATGAATATTCACAACCAAAAGAGTTGTGGTTGCGTGGTATAACAGCACAATGCTTTCAGCATGAACTAGAACATCTTGATGGTAAAGTATTCCTTGAGAAAGTTAAGCCTCTTGCTATGCAGATGGCAAGAAAACGTCAAACTAAGTTAATTAAGAAAATTGTGAGGCATTCAAAATGAAAAGACCTGTACTCAAACATTTAAATATTCCTAAATACAATAAGGACTTATCTGTTGCTGTCAAATGCATTGAGGGTATGACACTCTCGCTTGTTAAAACAAAATACAATGATGGTAATTGGGAAGCAATTTCTTTGCGAGGCTACAGTAAAGATCCTGAAAACATTTTGAAGCCTGGTGTCTTAAAAACATCTTCTGAGATGGGTGAATTGCAAGATACTACATTAAGATTTGTTTCGGAGATGCAACCGTTAAATGAAATCATGTCACAGATTCCCGCTGAGTTTCAGCGTGTACGAATCATGCGTTTGAAATCTGGAACAAAGATTGAAAAACATTCAGATAAGATTGACAAGTCGATTGGGTTTGAAGATGGTGAAATTATCAGAATTCATGTGCCAATCAAAACTGATCCAGCTGTAGTTTTCTCTTTGTATGAAGGCAAAGAAAAGAAAGATTTCTACCTTGAAGTTGGCAACTACTACTACGCAGATGTGACACGACCGCATGAGGTACACAATGCTTGGAGTGAAGATAGACTTCATTTAGTTGCCGATTGTTACTCTAATCAAACTATGAGAGATTTAATACTACAATGAATATTGCCAGACTTGAAGACTTAAGTGTGATAGAATCTATCTTTGCGCCATTTAAAAAAACTTACTTCCCGCACATTCGCCAAGATTACTTGAAACGAAAAATTGATGCAGGGAATGTCATTTTAGAAGATGGTGTTGTAATAGTGTTTGCTGTATACAAACGAAAACAAAAGATTGGTACTGTAGAAGCGCAAAAAGGTGATGCTCAAATTGGGCAGATTGTAACTGCAACACAAGGTTCAGGTAACGCATCTAAAATCCTAAATAAGTTTTTTGAAGAAATGAATACTGATGTTTGGCTTACTGTGAGAGCAGAGAATCCTAGAGCAAGAGCATTCTATGAAAAAAATGGTATGTTGAAAGTTAGTGATACCAGTTGGTCCGATGGAACAATTCCAGGTGTAGTGTATAAACGAAATAAAAATAAATGAAATACTTTTATGAAAAGAATCGTGAACTCATTGAGTCCGATGTAAATAAAAAATTCGAAGAAATTCTTGCTATGAGTAAGGATGAATTTCGTCAATGGGTTATTGACATGAGGGCTAAGGTTGTTTATCTTTGGGATGAAAAAGGTAACCCACCAAGAGTTGGGTATGATGAAGATGAAATCATAAATCAATTCAATCAAATGACTTCTTTTCCTGTTCATCAATTCCTCGTAGAAGATGAATATGAAGGCACCAAAGATGTTGTTCGCAACACAAACAACATGGGTAATGCAATCAATCAATGGTTCCCGACCATGATGAAGACACGAATCAACTACACAAAAGATGTTGAAAAAGGTAAGTCGATTTATGATTACTTTGCAAAAGATGAATTGATTGACACATTCGTAACTTATGCAAGCAGACATTTCAAAAGAGATTCGTTCTATCATTACTCACAACAAATCAAAGCTGGTCAAAAGATTGATGAAATTGGTTCGCATGTTTACGTTGCTGAATCTGGTCTTGAGTTTGTTAAATGGTTTGAAGAAAACGCAAGAACATATGACACCCATGATTATTGGATTGAAGCTAAAGAGTTGACATCCGATTACACAGGATACAATAGTGATATTCAAAACAACACTTATCTAACCTTGAGTAGTGATGACATTTCTTCTTTGAATATCCCTGCACATTGTCTAACAAATGCTGAACATAAAGATACAGGCAATTTCAGAATTCGTTTGTACAAAAAAGGTCACCGATTGTTCCCTGGTGGTCTAAAAGCATTCCGTGTTTCTTTCTGTCAGTATGCAGTTAACTTTCCTCCATTGACTGCAAAATATTTGTATGAGAGATACACCGACAAAATTAAGAATCAAGAACAAATTAACATCTATGATCCATCTTCTGGATGGGGTGGTCGTTTGCTTGGTGCATTGACTGTTGATGATGAAAGAAACATTCATTACATCGGTACTGATCCAAATACGGATCACAATACAAGCCCAGGTAGAACTAAGTACCATGAGGTCGCAGATTTCTTCAATACAAAAAATACAAGAGCAGTTGCTACTTTGTTCCCCAAAGTGCATTCGTATCAAATTTTTCAACATGGCTCAGAAGAAATTCACAAAGACCCAGAATTTCAAAAGTACAAAGGTAAGTTAGATTTAGTTTTTACTTCACCACCATACTTTGCTAAAGAAGCATACTCGGAAGATGCTGAACAGTCATACAAGAAGTTTTCTCAGTACGATTCTTGGCGTGAAGGTTTCTTGAGACAGACACTAGAAACTTGTGTTGAGTATTTGGCGAATGATAGATACCTTCTGTGGAACATTGCTGATGCTGTCTTTGGTGGAGACATGTTGCCACTAGAACAAGACTCAATGGATATTCTTACTAGTCTTGGTATGCGTTACGAAGGCAAATTGAAAATGTCTCTTGCACAAATGCCTGGCGGCAATAGAGTTGATACAGAAACTGGATTACCTAAAGCAAAGAATTTCTGCAAGGTGAATGGAATGTGGCTCAAATACGAACCAATTTTTGTCTTCTATAAACCTTGATGTTGTAAAAAAACAACTAGTACTTTAGTAGTACTTGACAATTCGTGTGGTTGTGATAGAATACTTGTATGTTGTTAAGGAATGTCCATGCAGTTTACGCAAGAATCTAAGTCCCAATTAGCCAAGTTGATGGCTACCGAAAACCTCACTGTTGAGCACCGCAAAGTATCTACGGCTTCTTTTAATCTTAAAGACCGTGTTCTTACCCTTCCAGTTTGGAAAGATATGTCTGGCGAAATGTATGATTTGCTGACCGGGCATGAAGTTGGTCACGCATTGGAAACGCCAGAAGAAGGTTGGCACAATGCAGTTATGGGCACTGGCAAATTCGATAAGAGTTTCAAAAACTTCCTGAATGTGGTTGAAGATGCCCGCATTGAGAAAAAAGTCAAACGCCGTTTCCCTGGCTTACGTCAATCGTTTGTCAAAGCATACGGTCAACTATTAGAAAAAGATTTTTTCGGTATCAAGCACCGTAATGTTAATGCTTTACCTTTCATTGACCGCTTGAACCTTTACACTAAAGGCGGTGTTGCACTGGGTATTCAATTCAACAATGAAGAAACCAAAATGTTAGCCGATGTTGAATCGTGCGAAACGTGGGAAGATGTTGTCCGTATTACCGAAGCAATTTTTGACTATTCAAAAACCGAACAAAAAGAATTGCAACAAGAAAAAATTCGCCAACTGAATTCATTCTATGATGATGAAGATGGTGATTATGAAACGGACATGGACAGCAATGATGATTCTTCCAATGATGAAGAAGAAAATCAGGAAGATGGCGAACCTCAAGCTGGCAAAACTGAAAAAG